AAATCTGGGACAAGACCACGAAGTGCGCCTACTGGCACGTCATGGGTATGGACGTGATCCTCGACTACAAGCCCGACCCGCTCAGGCTGAAGACGTTCTTCCCCTGCCCGCAGCCGCTGATGGCGAACCTGACGACCACCGGCTTCCTGCCGAGGGCCGACTACCTGCTGGCCCAGGACCAGTACCAGCAGATCGACGAGCTTACGACCCGCATCAAGTACCTCACCAAGGCCTGCAAGGTGGTCGGGGTCTACGACAAGAATTCGACCCCCATCGGCCGGGTCTTCACCGAGGGGATGGAGAACCAGATGATCCCGGTGGACAACTGGGCGGCCTTCGCCGAGAAGGGCGGGCTGAAGGGCCAGATGGACTTCATCCCCATCGAGGTCATCGCCTCGGTCATCGCCCAGTTGACCGAGCAGCGCGAGGTCATCAAGGCGAACCTCTACGAGGTCCTGGGCATCGGCGACATCATGCGCGGCATGACCGACCCCGACGAGACCCTCGGGGCCCAGGAGCTTAAGGCCCAGTTCGGCGGCAACCGCCTGCAGTTTAAACAGCAGGCCATTGGAGCCTGGGTCGCCAGCGGCCAGCGCATCAAGGCGCAGATCATCTGCGACCGCTACCAGCCGCAGACGATCATCGAGCGGTCGAACATCATGCACTCCCCGGACCAGAAGACGGCCCAGGAGGCCGTGGCCTTCCTCAAGGAGCCCGGCAACGGCAAGTTCTACCGCATCAGCGTCGAGGCGGAAACGATGGCGATGGTCGACTGGGCCCAGGAGCGTGACTCGCGCAGCCAGTTCATGACGGCCGTGGGCTCCTTCGTCACGGCCGTGACACCGCTGATGCAGGCGAGCCCCCAGGCTGCACCCGTGGTGCTGCAGTTGATGAAGTGGGGCCTGGGCGGCTTCAGGATCAGCAAGGAAATCGAGACCGTGCTGGACGAGGCCATCGCAGCCGCGAGCGCACCGGACCCCGAGAGCGAGAAGCCCGACCCGCTGGAGGAGGCCGAGCTTGCCAAGGCCCACGCCGTCGCCATCAGGGACAAGACCCAGGGCGTGCTCAACCTCGCCAAGGCCGGCCAGCAGGCCCTGGAGCAGACCATGATCGGCGTCGATGGCACGCCCGATGCCGGCACGCTGCAGAATCCGGGCGGGCCGCCGACGGGCGGCCCCAACGGTGCCCCCCAGCAACCCCCAGGCCCTCCGGGCCGTTCGTTGATGCAGTAGGAGAACGACATGAGCAAGAAGCCCAGGGATACAGACGACGACTACGTCGACCCCGACCTCGCGGCCCAGGCCGAGCTTCAGAAGAAGTACGAGGCCGAGGCGCTCGCCACGCCCAAGGACACCGCGGTGCCAGAGGGCTACGTCGAGCCCTACGAGGGGATGCCGGCCCGGTTCTTCACGGGCGGGGCCACGGCCGACGAGAAGGCGGCCTGGATCGAGGCGAACGGTGGCGTCGACCCGACCCAGCCCACGGGCGAGGTCGCCCCGGGCGATGCCGACGTGAAGCCCGAGGACCCGGACGCGCCGACCGAGTAGGCCGTGGCCTCGATCCTCGACCGGGACGAGCGCACCGGGGGCTACGCCGAGGCCCCCAGGAAGCCCCACCTGACGCTGGACCTCCTGCGTCAGATACCTGGGGCTTCAAAGCTCGCGGGAGCCTTCCCGACGGCCGCCAGCCTGGGCGAGGAATTCACCCGCGAATTTCTCCCGGGCGAGGCCTGGGAGGTCCCGCTCATGCTGGCCGGCGGCCCTGGGGGCAAGATCGCCACCAAGGCGGCCCTGGCGGGCGCTGGAGGGGTCCTGGCGGCCGATGCCGAGGCCAGCCCCCTCACCCGGGCCCTGAGGACCGGCAAGACGGCCCTGCGGGACGTGAAGGAGGGGGCGGCCATCGCCGACGTGCTCGACCGGCCCAAGCCCGACACGTCGATGATCCAGGGCTACCTGCCGCACACGCCCGGCAACCAGCACCCCGATGTCGGCACCCGGTACCACGCCGAGGACATCGGCGGCCTCGACCCCAAGGTGCAGCGGCGCATCGAGGAACTGAAGGGCTCCAGCCTCGTGGCGATGCCCTGGGACTCGACCAGCAGGAACCGCCTCATCACCAGCGTGTCGGGCCGCGAGCTTCCCAGGCCGGTGCTGACGACCGGGGGCCAGGACTTCGCCCGCGACACCGAGCACGTCAAGAGGAAGATCGGCGGGGCGTCGAACTTCCAGATCGCCAAGCGCATCCAGAAGCGCAACGCCGTTGCCTCGAAAGAAGGCATTCAGGCTGGGGGTACAGGGCAGGTCTACATGATGCCCAGCACCATGGCGGCCGGGGGCGAGAACTTCTCGACCATGCCGGCCGAGACCCTCATCCAGCTACTCCGCAGCGCCGACCTCCCGCGCTACGACCTCGACTACCTGACGGGCAAGGTCAGGAATGCACCGTTCACGCCCCCAGGCGGCCAGATGACCCGGCCGTTCGGCGACTTCGTCGGGTTCCACGACCCGGACGTGGAGCAGCAGATTCTCACCGGCCTGGGCCAGGGCGCACCGGCCGGCGAGCTTAGGAAGGCCATCGCCCGGCAACTGCGGGCCGCCGAGCAGCAAAAGCTCATCGGGTTCAACGACCCCGACCTCGCGGCCGCGATGCTCGACCCCTCCCTGGCCGGTGTCGGCCGGGGGCACGTCGGCAACACGCTCATCGAGACCGTGGAGGGTACGCCCCTGTCTCCGTCGACCCATCCGAGCTACGACACCGACTTCGCGGGCCAGTACGCTGGAACCCTGGGTCACAATGTGCCCATGGAGGTCATGATGCCCAAGACCTACTCGCGCCTCCTGCGCGAGATGACGGCCAAGGGCGGCCCCGACCCCCATGTGTCTGCCATCAGTGCGATGGAGAAGCGGGGCGAGGGCTTCTCCGAGATGGTGGACAACGAGACCATCGACTCCTTCTACCGCTGGCTGGAGAGCCAGCCCAAGTAGCCATGCCGACCTACGACTTCATGTGCCAGAAGTGCGGCCGCACCGATCAGGTGATGCGCCCGATCAGGGAGCACGTCGCCAACCCCAGGCCCTACTTCTGCTGCACCGAGCAGATGGACCGCTGGTTCCCACCCTCGGGTTTAAACGCCAACGAGAACGTCCTGGCGGGCGACCGCTACTACGATGGCCTCAGGGCCACCGACGGCACCGACATCTCCAGCAGGAGCAAGCACAGGGAGTACATGAGGCGCAACGGCCTCACCACCGCCGACGACTTCAAGGGGACCTGGGAGAAGGCCGCGAAGGAGCGTGAGGCTTACCGCCAGGGCAAGGCCGGGACGGGTGCAATTACCCGTAACGATATTGCTGAAGCATGGCACCGCACCCACCGGAGCTAGACATGGATTTGACCGCCCTCCTGACCGTTCTGCTCGGTCTCGCCATCGTTGGCCTGATCGTCTGGCTGATCGTGACCTACATCCCGATGCCGCCGCCCTTCAAGATCGTGATCTATGCGGTGGCCGCCATCGCCTTGATCCTCTGGCTGCTGCGCTCCTACCCTCTCAAAATCTAGGCTACAGCCTTTCCCGCCCCCGTAAACCCCACAAGGAAAATTCATGGACCCCGATCAGGAAGCCCCCGACGACGACGGCCCCTCGCTGCGCGACACCCTCGAAAGCTCCATCGAGCAGCACGCCCCCGAGGGTGGACAATCCGACCCGGCCGACCCGGGCTCGGATGCGCGCCCTGCCGCCCCTGCCCAACAGCAGGAAGCGGGTGCCGAGCCCGGGAAGGCCACCCGGGGCGACCGTGACTCCCTCGGCCGGTTCCTGCCCAAGACGGGCGAGAAGCCCCAGGAAGGCGTCCAGGCGGCTCCAGGCACCCCAGGCATCACCCCGGCCCTTGCAGGCCAGCCAGCGGCCGTCCAGGCCCCCGCGCAGGCCACTCCCGCCCCGGCCTCGTGGTCGCCGACCGCCCGGGAGCACTGGGCCACGATCCCGCCGGCCGTGCAGCAGGAGGTCGCCCGGCGCGAGCAGGAGATGGCCCGCTACGTCAGCGAGATGTCCTCGGCCAGGAACATCGCCGAGCAGTTCACCCGCACGATCCAGCCCTACCTGGGCGTGATCCAGCAGGAGGGGGTCGACCCGCTGACGGCCGTCAGGAACCTGATGTCGGTCACCCAGACCATGCGGATGGGCACCCAGCACGAGAAGGCGCAGTTGCTGGCCCAGGTCATCAAGGTCTACGGGGTCGAC